TAGTCGCTGTTTCGCGTACGGGTTCGCCCCCCGTTTTCCCCAGCCCCGTTTTTTTCGACCGGAGGGCCGCGTGGTGATCGCCGAGCCGCTGCGGCCCCTCGCGGTGCCCCTGGACGACCTGCGCACACTCGAGGGGAACCCGCGCCGGGGTGACGTGGCGGCGGTGGCGCGCAGCCTGCGGCGGTTCGGGCAGCGCAAGCCGGTGGTCGCCCGGGCAGACGGGACGGTGATCGCCGGCAACCACCTGCTGGCCGCGGCGCGGGAGCTGGGCTGGTCGGAGCTGGCCGTGACGCGGGTCGACGACGACGACGCGACCGCGAAGGCGTTCGCGCTGGCCGACAACCGCACGTCTGAGCTGGGCTCGTTCGACCTCGGTGACCTGGCGGCGATGGCGGCCGAGGTCCACGCGGTGGATTCGGCGCTGCTTCAGGCGGCGAGCTACACCGAGGCGGACCTGAACGCGCTGCTGGCCGGCGAGGTGGTTCCGGCGAAGCTGACGGACCCGGACGAGGTGCCGGAGCCGCCAGCGGAACCGGTGACCCGGCCGGGGGGTCTATGGCTGCTCGGCGATAACCACCGGCTGCTGTGCGGGGACAACACCGCCCCCGAGGACCTCGACCGGCTGACCGATGGCGCGCTGGCCGACCTCGTGGTCACCGACCCGCCCTTTGCGATCTACGGTTCCAGTTCGGGTGTGGATTCCGACGTAGCCGACGACAAGATGGTCCGGCCATTCTTCGAGGCCATGTGGCGCACCATCCACGCCCGCCTCAAGGAGTTCGGCCACGCTTACGTCCATTGCGACTGGCGAAGCTGGGCGTCTCTCTGGGAGGCGGCCAAGCGCGGCCACATGACCCCCCACAACATGATCGTCTGGGACAAGGGCGGCATGGGCATGGGCTCCCACTACGGGAACACCCATGAGCTGGTCGCCTTCTTCGGCAAGCTGCCGCCGCAGCGGACCATGACGAACAGTGGCCCCGCCGGCCAGCGACTCGTCTACCGGCCCAACGTCCTTCACGTCAGCCGACCCAGCGGTGATGACCGACTCCACAACGCCGCCAAGCCGGTTGAGCTACTCCGCGAGTTCATCAAGAATTCCAGCGATCCGGGTGGCGTCGTGCTGGATCTGTATGCCGGTTCCGGCTCGACGCTGATCGCGGCACACGCCGAGGATCGTGCAGCGTGGCTGGTGGAGATCGAGCCGGCAACTTGCGACGTTGTGCTAAGCCGCTACCAGGAGCACACCGGGACCAAGCCGATCCTGGAAGCCACCGGCGAGCCCCACGACTTCACCGCCTGACTCTGCCAGCGCAGCACTCGTCGCGCCCACGGGTCGAGCGTGTGGGCGCACCACGCCGGGCGACCCGAGATCGTCCAGTCGGGGTCGGGCATCGGATCCCGGGACAGGCCGTGGCCTTCGCGCCAGCGGCGCTGTTGGATGGCGTCGCGGCCGACGCCGTACCGCTCGGCGGCGTCGGCGGCCCCGAGCGGCAGGCAGGTGTGAGCGTGGCCGGTCACCGGGTCACCTCGGCGCGCAGCTGGTCGTACAGGACCCCGGAGCGCAGGCCATGCTGGCGGGCGACGATGCGGAGCTGGCGGTTGAGTTGCCGGGTCCAGGAGTAGGGCATGAAGCCGACATCGATCCAGTAGCTGAGGGCGTTCTTGACGCTGTCGCGGGTGGGACGGACCGGGAAGTGCTCGGTGGTGCTCATCTGGTTGCCTCCTGGCTGGTCTGTTCTTCGCTAGGGACACTGTAGACCCTGGCCCTACGGTTGTCAAGCCTGACCCTACAGAATCTTGGGGCGAATCCTGATGTCCGGCCCCCCGCCGAAGACCCCTGAGCGGCGGCAGCGCCGCAACCAGCGGACGACCACCGGCCGCCAGGGCGGCCTGGTCGCGCTCGCGGGCGGGCAGGAGCCGGCCCCGCCGCCACCGCCGGGGCTGCTCAAGCCGGCCCGGGACCGGTGGGCGGCGTTCTGGGCGTCGAAGGTCGCCGACGCGGTCGACCGCACCTCCGACCTGCCCGCGCTGGTCCGCTGGATCGCCGCGACCGACGAGTACGACCGGGTCGCCAAGGTCGTCCGCAAGTCCCGGCTGGTGAAGGGGTCGATGGGCCAGCCGGTCGCCAACCCCTTGCTCGGCTACCTCGCCCAGCTCGAGAGCCAGATCGCCAGGGCCGAGGCCGCGTTCGGCATGACCCCGATCGCCCGGCTGCGCCTGGGGATCGCGCTCGGGGAGGCGGCGCGGTCGCTGGACGAGCTGAACAGGGCCCTGGACGATGACAGCGACGACGATCCCACCGACGACCCGCGGACACGGGTTGTGGAGTCCACCAGCCGACCCGCTGCCGCCCACGCTCGGCCCACGGGTCTGCCGCTGGGTGGAGAAGTTCCTCGTCCACGGTGAAGGCGACTATTTGGGCGAGCCGTTCCGGCTCGAGGACTGGCAGCGGGCGCTGATCTACCGGCTCTACGAGTACGACCCGGCGACGCTCAAACGGCTGGTCCGGCGTCTGCTGCTGGTGCTTCCCAAAGGTTGCGGGAAAACCGAGCTCGTTGCCGCGCTGTGCCTGGCCGAGCTCGCCGGCCCGACGGTGGCGACTCCCGACGGCCGGGGTGGGATGCGCAAGAGCCCCAACATCCCGGTGGCGGCCGCGTCGTTCGAGCAGGCGGACCGGCTGTTCGGCGCGGCCCGGACGATGGTGGCCGAGGGGCCGCTGCGCCCGCACTTGGAGGCGTTCGAGACCGAGCTGCTCTTGAAGGACCGTCCGGGGCGGATGTTCCGGGTGGCGGCGATCGGGGGGACCAACGACGGTGGGCTGCCGACGTGCGCGGGGTTCGACGAGATCCACGAGTGGGAGGGCCGCAAGGAGCGGGTCCACCTGGTCATCGGGAACTCGCTGGCCAAGCGTGCCGAAGGCCTTGAGCTGAACCTGTCCACCCCCGACAACGCCGACCCTGGGAGCCTGTTCGGCCGGCTGCACGCCTACGGCCTGAAGGTCGCCGCCGGGGAAGCGGCGGACCCGTCGTTCCTGTTCGTCTGGTACACCGCCGACGCCCGCCACGACCTCACCGACCCGGCGGCACTGCGTGCGGCCATCGCAGAGGCGAACCCGGCCGGGTGGCTGGACATCGAACGGGTCGCCGCCCGCCTCGAGGTTGACCGGGTCCCTGAGCACGAGTTCCGCCGCTACCACCTCGCCCAGCTCGTCCGCCCCGAAGGGCAGTGGCTGCCGCCGGGCGCGTGGGAGGACCTCGCCGGCACTGACCGGGGTGTCCCACCCGACGGTACCGAGATCGTCGCGTTCTTCGACGGCTCCTACAACGGCGACTCGACCGCCCTGGTCGGCGTGGTCCCGGGCGAGCGGCCGCACGTGTTCGTGATCGGCTGCTGGGAGCGGCCGGAGGGCGCCCACGACTGGCTGGTGCCCCGTGAGCAGGTGAAGGCCAGGGTCGCCGAGACGTTCCACCGGTGGAGGGTGCGGTTGTTCGGCTACGACCCGTTCGGCTGGCACCGCGAGGGTGAGGAGTGGGCTGAGGCGTACGGCGAGCCGCCGGTGCTTGTGTGGGAGACCAACCTGCGCAAGCGCATGAGCGCGGCGTGCTCCCGGTTCTACACCACCGTCGTGACCGCCGGCCTCACCCAGGACGGCGACCCGCGCCTGGCCCGCCACCTCCGCAACGCGGTGGTGAAGGAGACCCCGGAGGGGGCCTACATCACCAAGGCCGGGCGGCACGGCCCGAAGATCGACCTGGCCGTCGCGGCGGTCGGCGCGGTCGACCTCGCCGCCACCCCGACCGTTACGCCGCCCGCACCGTTCGCGCTCACGGGAAGGTGACCGATGGCGACCAGGATCCTTGACCGGGTGCCGCTGGACCGCGTCAGCGCCGAGGCCCGCGAGGTGCACCTCGGCCGGGCGCTGCTGACCCTGCTCGTCGGGGTGTTCTGGCTCACCGGCTGGCTGGCCGGCAAGGCGACGCTGGCCGTCGGGTTCGCGTGGGCGGCGGCGAAGGTCGGCTACCAGGACGCCCGCACGACACCCGGCGGGAGGCCACCGCGTGGGGTTCCTTGACCGTGTCGCCGCCAGCCGCGCGCCGCCGCAGCGGCGGCCAGCGAACCTGAGCCTGGACGAGTACGCCGAGCTGTTCAGGTTCACCGGCTTCAGTGGCGAGTACCCGCTGCTGCGCACCACGATGGGGCAGCTGGACGAGGAGCGGCTCGCCCAGACCGCCACCGCCGCCTACCACGCGAGCGGCCCCGTGTTCGCCCTCATCGTCGCCCGCCTCCAGGTCTTCAGCCAGGCCCGGTTTCAGTGGACCCGCTTCGAGGGCGGCGTCCCCACCGACCTGTTCGGCACCCCCGCGCTCAAGCTGCTGGAGCGGCCGTGGCGGGGCGGCACCACCGCGGACCTGCTCGCCCGCATGGAAGTGGACGTATCGACCGCGGGCACGTCGTTCACCCGCAAGGTCACCCGGCGGGGCGCCTCCCGGCTGGTCCGGCTCCGGCCCGAGCACGTGATCGTGGTGCTCGGCTCCAACGAGGACGCCGACCACCCCGCCGAGGCCGCCGACGTGGAGCTCCTCGGGTTCGCGTACAAGCCGCCCATGGGCCCGATGGTGCTCCTGGACGACCCGGGTGAGGTGGCGCTGTTCGCGCCCCTCCCCGACCCCGACCGGGTGTTTTTGGGCATGAGCTGGGTCACGCCGGTGCTGCGGGAGCTCCAGGCCGACTCGGCGCAGACCGAGCACAAGCTGGCGTTCTTCCGCAACTCCGCGACGCCGAACCTGGCGCTCAGGTTCGACCCCAGCATCACCATCGAGCAGGTCCGGGAGTTCAAGGCGCTGTTCGAGGAGGAGCACAAGGGCACCTGGCAGGCGTGGAAGACGCTCTACCTGGGCGGCGGCGCCGACCCGGTCCCGGTCGGGTCCAGCTTCAAGGACATGGACTTCTCCGCGGTGGCCGGCAAGGCCGAGAGCCGGCTGGCCGCGGCAGCTGGGGTGCCGCCGTCGTGGGTGGGGTTCAGCGAGGGCCTGCAGGGGTCGTCGCTGAATGCGGGGAACTTCACCAGCTCACGGCGCCGGTTCGCCGACGGCACGGCGCAGCACTGGTGGGTGAACGCGTCGGCGTCGCTGGAGCCGCTCGTCGCCGACCCGGCCAACGCCAAGGGCGCGTCCCTGTGGTTCGACACCCGCTCGGTGAGCTTCCTCCGGGAGGACGCCGGCGACCTCGCCAAGATCCAGGCGGAGGAGGCCGGCACGATCGTGAAGCTGGTCCGTGATGGGTTCACCCCGGAGTCGGCCATCGACGCGGTCAAGAACCACGACTGGTCGAGACTGAAGCACCTGGGACTCCTCAGCGTGCAGCTCCAGCCGCCGTTCACCGACCAGCCTGCACCCTCGAACGGGCAGGCCAACGGCAAGGTCCCAACTGGGATGGCAAGGTGATGCGGCGTGCCCTTCGGCCCTGACTGCGAGTTCGCCGACCAGGACGAGTGCGAGCGCGCCAACTCAGACCGGGACGACCCGGCTGCCTACTGCGCCGCGCTGCGGCGACGGACGGAGGAGCACTGCATGGGCAACCGCATCCCGGCGGCCGTCGTGCCGGGGATCGTCATGGGCCTGGGCCTCGACGAAGGCCGGCCACGGCTGCGGCTGGCCCGCCCGGTCGCCCAGCAGGCCCGACCCTGGTACCGGATCACCGCCAACGCCACCGAGGACGACGGCGAGGACCGGGACGAGCCCACAACCGACGGCGACACCACCATCATCGACATCTACGACGAGATTGGGTGGTTCGGCGTCACCGCCGCAGAATTTGTGAAGGACCTGCGGGCCGTGACCACGCCGAAGATCGAGCTGCACATCAACTCCCCCGGCGGGGACGTGTTCGACGCGATCGCGATCTACAACGGCCTGCGCCAGCATAAGGCCCAGGTCCACGTGGTCGTCGACTCCCTCGCGGCGTCCGCCGCCAGCTTCATCGCCATGGCCGGCGACCGGGTCACCGCAATGGCCAACGCCATGCTGATGATCCACGACCCGCTCGGCCTGGTGGTCGGCAACGCCACCGACATGCGGGAGATGGGCGACCTGCTCGACAAGCACGGCGACAACATCGCGTCGATCTACGCCGCCCGCGCCGGCGGTGAGGTGGCTACGTGGCGGGAGCGGATGCTGGCCGAGACGTGGTACCTCGCCGACGAGGCGTACAAGGCCGGGCTGGTCGACGAGGTCAGCGAGGACGACGGGCGCCCGGTGGAGGACCGCTGGGACCTGAGCGTGTTCGCCCGCCCTGCCCCTGCCGTCAGTGAGCCCGCTCCGGATGGGCCGGCCCCGCCGCCGGCCGCTGTGGCCCCGGCACCACCCGCCCCTGCGCCTGCCGAGACCACGCGCGTGGAGGACGCGCCACCCGCCCCCGCCCCTGCCCCGACCCGTACCGCCAGCAACGGCGACAGCCGCCGCAGCTACCTGGGAGAGACCGCCCCCTGGTACCTCCCGCGCCCGCACAGAGAGGAACCCGCCAGATGAGCACCATGGCTGCGCCCGCGCTCTCCATCGACGACCGCGAGGCCCGCGTCACCGAGATCGACGACCGCCTCGGCGAGATCGACACCGACTACGACGGCCAGGTCATGCCCGACACGGTCCGGGAGGAGTGGAACGGCCTCAACGCCGAGCGCGACGCCCACATCACCGCGCTGCGGGAGCTGCGCGCCCGCAAGGAGCGCCTGGCCGCCATCGCCGACGCCAACCCGAAGGCGACCGAGCGCGTCGGGGACGGCAACGGCGGCACGCCGGTGGTGATCCGCCGCCGCGGCAACGAGATCTACGACCTGGCGCGGATCCGCTCGCAGTCCTCGAGCGACGAGGAGTACCGGGCGCAGCTGCACGACAACGCCAAGCGCGCGATCGAGCGGGCCAGCTACGGCACCGTCCGCGACGTCGTGACCCGCGAGGACGCCCAGACCACCGTCCTGCGCCTCCTGGACGCCGTCGACGACGAGCGCGGCACCCTCGCCCGCCGGATCCTGGCGACCGGGTCCCCGGAGTACGAGCGCTGGTTCTGGGCGCAGCTGACCGGCCGCAGCGACGTGCCCCGCCCCCAGGCCGCCCTGACCCTGTCGGGCACCGGCGTCGC